TACCCGTTAACACATTTCCTCTTGGTGAGTTTAAAGCAGGTGCATTCCAACCAGCAGCCTTTAATATGTCACCTTTTTTAAAATGTTTAAAGTCTTCTTTTGCAATAAAACAAAAGACACCAGTATCATGTACAACTTTAATGTACTTCTTACCTTGTGTAACTCTTGTTTTTTTATCCCAATCAGCAACTGAATCTTTTGACCATTGTGATTGTTCGCCGTGTGCGTTTGTAGACCATTTTTCGTAGTCTGATTTTGCACCAGCCATCATATTTTGTATACCTTCATCTAAAGTATTAGCAGTTTTTGTAACCATAGTCATAGTGTTTTTCTCCTTTATTATTTGCCAAATACGGCAGTTAATGTTCCAGTAAATAATCCAGTCATTGTTAGCATAGTAGCAACAAACCATTGATCGGCCTCAACAGCCCCAGCAGCGCCAACCATACTCATTATAAAAATTACTCCAAAAAATACAGTAAGATTTTCTTTTATCTTGTTCATAGTGTTTTTTTCCTTTGTTATATTGTTCATATACTATTAATATACCGCATTTTTATGTAAAAATCAAGTAAAAAATGGAATATTTGTCCGATTCTTCCGTAGCTTGTCGGCATTCTGGCACATATAGAACAAAAGTAGAACAAAAATCGTTATAAATAGTAGAAAAACCATTAAAAAATGAGGAAATTATGGCAAAAATGCGTGAATTTCTGTTCTGGAACGAATCAGGACAAGAAGAAAAGAAAGAAAATACAAGTTTTAAGAAGGCTGTTAAGTCAGTCCAAGAAAATTTTAAGAATCAACTGATTGGATTTGAATATATTAGTAAAAAAGGCAAAAAAATCGTATCTTCAATACAATTACCATTAGGTAGAAAGAAAAAATTAGGTAAATAATGGCAAAATTAAGTAAAACGTTTGTAGCAAGAGAGAAAAATTATAAAAAAACATCACTAGGCAAGAAAAAACGAAGTGTTAAGTTTTCATCAATGAATAAATCTAAAAAACGTAGTTGGAAAGCGTATAACGGGCAAGGAAAATAGAAATATGGCCGTAAGAGAAGGAGATTTTTTAACAACTGGTCATGGATGTACGTCAATTACTACTTTGGCGACTTCTTTAATTAGAACAGTTAGAGCAAACGGCATTATAGGTGCTGTAAGAGGTACTCCTGTGTCACCTCATACTATTCCAAACAATGACGATCCGCCAAAATGTGTTTCTCACTCAGCAGTTTTAAATCAAGGTTCATCAAATGTTTTAATAGGAGGTATACCTTGGGGACGTGTAGGTGATAGTGCTGATTTTGGTGCAATGATTTCAGGATCCTTAAACGTTTTCGTAAACGGCAGATAATTCATATAAATATTGATATGGCCTACTCTAACTATGACGCTAGTACAACAAACAAAAGTAAAAGATCAAATAAAATCTATAGTGATTTAAATTTAAGTTTTACTAAAAATCCTGCAACTAAAGATGTTGCAAAGATATTTGATGTACAAGCAATTAAAAGAGCTGTTAAAAATATAATATTAACAAACAAATATGAAAGGCCTTTTAATTCAGATTTTGGATGCAATTTAAGAGGTTTCTTATTTGAAAATATAACAGACCCTTTATTAGTAATAATAAAAGATAGAGTTGCTATGGCAATTGAAAAATATGAACCAAGAGTTTCAGTAGAAGATGTTGTGGTTCAAAATGACGAAGAAAACAATGGATTAAATATTATGGTTTCGTTTTTAATAAACGGCACCGAAGCACCAGTTTCAGTATCAACATTTTTACAAAGAGTAAGATAAAATGGCACAACATAGATTAGACATATCAGAATTAGATTTTGAAAATATAAAAGGTTCACTTAAAAGATTTTTATCAAATCAAAACGAATTTAAAGATTACGACTTTGAAGGAAGTTCACTAGCAATTTTATTAGACTTACTTGCTTACAATACACACTACTTGGCTTACAATGCTAACTTTGTTGCCAACGAAATGTTTTTAGATACAGCACAATTAAGATCAAGTGTTGCGTCATTGGCTAAATTAGTAGGTTATACACCTAATTCTGCTAGAGCACCAATCGCTGATTTAAAATTAGTAATTAATGATGGTACAGGTTCATCAATAACAATTCCAGCGGGTACAAAATTTACATCAGCTGTGGATGGATTAACATATACGTTTGTTTCAGTTGCTGATAAAACAGTTCAACCTGTTGATGGTGTTTACACAGCACAAAGTTTAAATGTTTATGAAGGAACATATGTAACATATAATTATACTTACAATGCACAAGACATTGATCAAAGATTTTTAATACCAAGTGATAGAGCAGACTCAACAACAATTAAAGTTGTGGTACAAAATAGTTCTGCTGATGTAACACAAAATACATACACAAGAGCAACTTCAATTACAGAATTAGATGGAACATCAAAAGTTTTCTTTTTACAAGAAGCTGAAGATGGACAGTATGAAATTTATTTTGGTGATGGTGTAATCGGTAAATCTTTAGACGATGGTAACGTTATTAATATAAGTTATGTCGTAACGAACAAAACAGAAGCAAATGGTGCTACAGCATTTACTCTTGCAGGTTCTATTTCAGGATTTACAGACATTACTGTTACAGTAAATTCATCAGCACAAGGCGGCGCTGAACCAGAGTCATTACAAAGTATAAAACAAAATGCTTCAAGCTTTTATTCTTCACAAGATAGAGCTGTAACAATAGAAGATTATAAATCAAAAGTTAAACAGTTATATGCTAATACACAAGCAGTTTCTGCTTGGGGTGGTGAAAATGCTGAAACACCTTTTTATGGTCGAGTCTATATTTCTATTTTACCAACAAGTGGTTCTAATCTTACAGAGTCAACAAAGGCAAGAATAATAACAGACTTAAAAAAATATTCAGTAGCTTCAGTAACACCTGTAATTATTGATCCAGAAATTACAAATGTACTTTTAACGTCAACAGTTAAATTTGATGAAAAGGCAACCACAAAAACTGCTGATACTTTAAAATCAAATGTTATTACAACTTTAACAAATTACAATACAAACACTTTACAAACATTTGATACAATTTTTAGACATTCAAAATTAACAGGACTTATTGATGATACAGATGAAAGTATATTATCAAATATAACTACTGTTAGATTAAGAAAATCTTTTATACCTACAATAGGCAGTTCTACAAAATATACAATTAACTTTGCAAATGCATTATACAATCCACATTCTGGCCATGCTTCTGTTGAAGGTGGTATATTATCATCAACAGGATTTAAAATAGATGGTGACACAACAAATGTTTGGTTCTTAGATGATGATGGACAAGGTAATGTTAGAAGATATAGAATGGATGGCTCAGTAAGAGCATATGGTAATAGTACACAAGGTACAATAAATTATTTAACTGGTCTTGTAGAGGTAAATTCTTTAAATGTTTCTAATATAGAAAATGTTAGAGGTGCAGCTTCAACAGTTATCGAAGTAACAGTAAAACCAAATTCAAATGATTTAGTTCCAATACGAAATCAAATATTAGAAATTGATATTGCAAATAGTTCAGTTACAGTAGAAGCTGACACATTAGTAGGAGGCTCAGCAAACGCTGGTATAGGTTATACCACGACAAGTAGTTACTAAATGAAATGGCCGACTTTAAAAATAAAATATCAAATCTTTTAAACTCACAAGTACCTGATTTTGTACTTGAAGATCATCCACTATTTTTAGATTTTGTAAAGGCATATTATCAGTTGATGGAATCAGCTGAGATTACATTAACAAATATTGGAGATCCTGATCATCTTCAATTAGACAGTTCAGCTAGTGTAACTAATTTTTTGTTATTAGATGGAACAAATACAAATAAAGACGACTCTACAGATAGAATACTTTTAGAAGATACATCATACGGTGATTTTATAAATGGTGAAACAATTACAGGTGCCACTTCAGGTGCAACTGCTACAGTTTTAGTTGAAGACGTTGACGCTGGTTCTCGTTTATTTGTTACACATCAAAATAAATTTATAGAAGGTGAATTAATTACAGGTTCATCTTCGGGTGCTCAAGCCACTATAGGAAAATATAGAGCAAATCCAGTTCAAAACATACAACAACTTTTAGATTACGCTGATGTTGATAAAACTATATCAGGTTTTTTAACTAAGTTTAGAAATTCATTTTTAACTTCTATACCTGATACGTTAGATGGTGATGTTAACAAAAGAAATCTAATTAAAAATATTAAATCACTTTATCAAGCAAAAGGAACAAAACGTGCAAGTGAGATATTTTTTAAACTATTATTTAATGAAGAAGCTGAGATAAGATATCCAAAAGACAATATTTTAAGAGTGTCGGATGGTAAATGGGATACAAAAAAAATATTACGTTGTATAGAAATTGGTAATTCTGACGCTACAAATCTTATTGGACAAATAATTACTCAAGCAAACAATCCAACAGACCCATCCATAAATGAAGCAACAGCTGTTGTTGAAGATGTATTTAAATTTATTATTGGTGGACAAGAAGTTGTAGAATTAGTTTTAGGAGATACTTCAGTAAACGGTACATTTATTTCAGGACAAACAATAACTGGAGTAAGTAATACTGATTTAGATGTAACTATATCTGTTACAGTTACAGGTATTCTTAATAATAAAGTCATAACAAATGATGGTGCATTATATAGTGAAGGTGATAGTCTATCATTAACTGCTGGTGGAACAGGAGCATCTTTAAAACTTGGACCAGTCGGTTCTGGTTCAATACAAGAAATTGTTATAGATGATGGTGGTACAAATTATGAAGTTGGTGATGTTGTTAATTTTAGTTTTGGTAATGCATCAGCTAAAGTTTCTGTTGTTAATGGAGGTGTTACATTAGAAGATGGTACAGGCTCTGGTCAACTTATTTTAGAAGATGAAACGATGGTTGATGACTCATATTTTGGAAATAAAGTTGTACAAGAAGCTGGTGGTAATGTAGGAGATATAACAGACATTCGTTTAATATCTAATGGTAATGGATTTACATCTATACCTACACTTACAGTTACATCTAGTTTAGGAACAGGTGCAAAAGTTTTAGCATATGGTTCTGAAATAGGAAGAGCATTGACAATAAATGTTGTTGAAGCTGGATACAATTATCAAGCCTCTCCTGCACCAACAATAATTTTACCAACATATCTTTTAGTAACCAATGTTTCAGGAACGTTTACAGCAGGTGAAACTGTTTCTGGATTAGGTTCAGATGGTTCGTCTGTCATAACTGCTACAGTAGTTTCATTTAATACAGATACAAACATATTAAAATTATCAGATACAACAGGAGTGTATGGTACAAATATTACAGTTACAAGTTCTGGTGGTGCAACAGCGACTGTTAGTAAATTAGAACAAGCAACAGGTACTATAGATGTAGCTGGTGTAATTACAACCGATGGTGCTTTTTTAAATGAAGACGGTTGGATATCTGAAGATACAATGAAAATACAAGACAGTTTATTGTATCAGGATTACTCATACATTATTAGAGTTGGAAGATCAATCAATGAATGGAGGGATAGTTATATTAAAACACTTCACTCTGCTGGTTTTTATTTTCAAGGTGAAATTACAATTGAAACTCAACTAGACGCTCAGATTAAGAGGGTAACAGGAATAAATTCTGGTGTAACACAAATTTTAAAATCAGTATTAACAAGACTATATTCATTTATAGTTGGAAGAAGATTAGGTACTGAAACTGATGGAACATCATTAAGAGTAAATGCAAAATTAGGTGTATCAGCTGATTTAGATACTGGTACAATTACACAGTTTGATAAAACAACCAGAGATGTTACTTTAAAAACACAGCCAATTAATATAGATTATGTAAGTAGAGTTAGAAGAAATTTATCTAACTCATCAGGTAACTTAGTAAATGTAAGACAAGGATTTGCATATGCAGGACCAAGATTTGGTGTTTTAAACAGATTTATTAATACTGCATTTGGAGTTACTGCAAACTCAGCTTTAAGTAGTAGTGGTATTACTTTTGCAATATTAAATGATATAAAAGTTCAAGGTACAAGAACATCTTTAGACGGTTCAAATGCAATCTTTTTAATGACTTCAAGTGCTGAAGGAAGAAAACTTAAAACAAACTTTACAATTCCTGCACAAATAGGTGATGTATCAGGTAATACTTTTGATGAAACAACAACAACTTTTGATAATACTAATATTACAATGGATGTAGGATAACATATAAATAGTAAGAGAGAGTTATGGCAAAACAAACAATAAACATCGGAACAATTGCAAATGACGGCACAGGTTCAACACTTCGAGCCGCTGGTGATTTAATTAACGATAATTTTAATGAAATCTATTCATCTATTGGAGATGGTACAACTTTAACAAATATATTATCTGCTGGTTATATTACAGCTTCTAGTACATCTACTTTAACAAACAAGTCAGGTAATATATCTCAATGGACAAATGACTCAGGTTATTTAACTTCAATTTCTGAAACAAATGATTTAACATCATCTGTTACTTGGGCAAACGTACCTGACGCAAACATAACT